TTGATCGACAACAATGCTGGTTTCTGTTGCGCTTTTACGAAGTCCATCATCTTCAAACTTGACTAGGTACTCTCCCTCCAAAAGAGGCACAGTTGCTTCAGTCGCACTACCTGCAACAGCTGCAATCAGGTCAGTGCTGTTACTCCACGTGGCACTGCCGTCAGTCAAATTGCTATGCCGGATATGCACCTTGCCACTGACCTTTACGTCAAGATCAACGGTTTCGTCCCAGCGGAGCCGTGCGCTGTTGTAGTTCAGAGGCTCCAATGTCAAGTTCTGAACATTGCCCGGAATTGCTGTTTTACCCGCAAGAGTGAACGTTTGCTTCGTAACTGGGCCAGATTTACCAATAAAGCTACGAGCCACAACTTGAACTTCTAAACTGCCAGACTTCAAGCCTTTTACTTGAGTGGATTGCGACTCAGTAATAATTCTTTCAAAGTTATTGCTATCAAGGCGATAACGAACAACAAAATCATTAACATTAGTGACCGGACTTGACCAGCTAAGATCTACACCTGTTCTAACTGTTCCACCTTCTTCATATAAAAATTCGGTGGCTGATACGTTAGTTACTGCCTCTGGTGATGCAGAAATGTTGGTAATGTCGCGCTGCGTCAGGCTTAAGTCTTTTTCAACCGCGTCATAAATGCTTTCGTTGTATTTAATCGCCGTAACACCAAAAACCCCATCACCGCTCTCAGTAACACTAATAACGCGGAACTGTTGAGACTGAATGTCTGTTGTTTGAATTAACCATGGTGCGTTAGCTGCTGGGGCTTGGCTGAACGCAGTAGCGACATTGACCGCCGTACCACTAATGGTGTCGATGTCTCTTGTCTCTACTAGGCCGTTGGGCAGAACAACTGAGATTGTCGGGCTGTTGCCCATGCTGACTGACAACTCAGTAGTGCTGTCGATTGTGATTTGGAGCGTTGTGGCCGAAGAGACCCGTCCGTTCCTTCGCGTTCCACCACGTAACGGATCGGCAATATCCACAACCATTCCAGGTCTGACAACAATGCCTGAATCAATGCCAATGGAAAAGTTGCACGTCTCGTAAAGGTCTTTCTCGCTTAACAGCGTCCACTTGCCCAGCCTGTTGGCCTGTCCTTGCGAATAACAACCGACTGCTTTGATGTCTTTGTTGTTGACGCCATATTTAGCTACAGAGTCAGCGTCTTCGACATACTCAAACGACACCTCGCCAAGCTCGTCGTAACTCTGATATGCAACAGTCGCGCAGGTGTGACGGCTGCGAACTGACGATCCAGAATACGAAAATACGCCATCAACAACGTTGGCTGGGCCAAGCGTGTACTGAGCGTCAGAGGGCTTGTCTTGCAACAACACCAACGAACCAGCGCCGTAATAAGAGATGCCCCTGAAAATGCTGGTCATCTCTTGAATAACGTTGTAAACCTCCTTGCGCTGGTTGATCAACAGATTGCAGCTAAAACGTGGCTCTTGCCCGCCGTTGCCGTCATCGACAAGGGTGTTGCAATACTGGCTAATCGCAAAAAAGTCGTAGCGATCAAGTGAAGATTCAGGGATACCAGCGCCATATCTATCATTGGTGAGTAGATCCCACAGGCACCAAGCTGGATCGTTTGTCCAAGTCGCGGCTGCAAACGTTCCGTCCCACACTCCGGAATACGTGATTCGTCCCAAATGCGTTGTGGTGTCTACAGTCGCATTGCTCGGAATCTTGACCTTTATGCCACGAATTAGATACTTACGCTGAGGGATACTACTGAACTCCCTTGAATCAAAACGCAACGCCACTAATGCGCTGTTTGGATAAGCAAGCTTTGCGTCAATGATTGAGGTGAAACTTTGCCAGTTAGTTACGTTAGCTAGCCTTGTTGATGTACTGTCAGCAGTATTGCGGACAACTTTAATATCAACAGGAAATGCGCCGGTCAAAGTTATCAAATAATCATTCTGATATGCGCTGCTACTTTTGCCTGTTATGTTGTCGGTAACAACGGTATTAAAGCCACCACCGTTGTACTGAACCTGAATAGCAATTTGAACTTTTGTGCCAACAATATCTCCGTCATCCTCAAATTCTTGAAGTGACGGTATTTGTACTGTAACTCGGACGCGATCAACATCCGTATCCGTAATCTGCCTAGTTACTGGACTAGAATTTGTAACTTCAACGCCAACTGCTGTTTCTGATTCTACATTGGCAAAAACGCCAGGGATGTAAGTCTGTGTCTGCGTTCCATTTCGAGTGGCAATAGTAAATCCACTAAAATTGTTATTGCCTGAAGAGTCTTCAACAGGCGTTCCTTGAAGGAAAATACTTTTGTTGCCATCATCTAAACCTTCAATTTCGCCTTCGCTGATTAAATCAAGAACGTTTGCAAACTGCCTTGACTGCAGCGAATCATCCGCTTCGGTTGGGGCGCTTCTGCTACCACCGCCGCCTTTGCCACCACCGCCGCCACCACCAGCACCAGAGATTCTTTGACCCAATCCAGCATTATGAACACGAATGTTATTAGCGATAAAAGTATGCTGTTGTTCTACAGTGAGGTTATAAACAGTACATGTTTCGAGCTTTTGATGACTAGTCATCGGCCTCAGATGGCCCATGACATCAATTAGACAGTCATCAAACCCAAGAGTTCCAATCGCAACAAATGCGTTGTACTGATTCAAAACCCAGTGATTTGGGGTTGCATCTATATACTCGTCTCCCCAAAAACCATAACGATATACTTGCTCGTTCTCATGAACATGAACCTTCAGTACCTTTGCGACATGAGTCTTGCCTTTGTCGTCAAAGCTAATTACTTCGCTGCCCTCTTTTAGTTCGTCAATCCGAACCTGGCCATTAGGAGTGGAGACAAGCGTTTCGCCAGTAAAACAACCGCCGCCGCCGCCGCCAGAGCCAGCAATGTACTTTGATTCAGTCATTTGATTCGATCAACATCAAGGCCAGAGGAGATAACTGCCGATCCAACAAACACCCGCCCATAGGCTATGGGTACGGGAATGCCTTGGCGATTGGTATTCACGATTCCACTAAAACTATTTGATTCAAGCTGAGTCGGTGCTTCAGCAGGTCCAGGCGGCTTTGGCGCAGGCGAAATCATTTGGGCAACGCCGGATAAAATCAAATATCCACCTGCGTACACGGCTCCTGCCGCTAACGCTGCTCCAGTAGCAGCAAAACCAGTCAAACCGGCTTTTACGCCTATACCGGCTGCGCTAACAGCCAGTGAGCCGCCATACGTAACAACAGCAAGAGCCACTAAGGCGACACCTGCAAGAATTCTACCTGCACCCCCCGCACCAACAATAACCGGGGCGATGCTGAACACCTCTCGTTCACTCCAAGGGGAGAACAACCCTGATACATCGTCATTGTGTATCTTCTGCTTGCCTACCGTTACCCGATAGGCAACACCATTTTTCTCGCTATCAAGCAGCCACTGGTGTAGCTCAGGAAAATTAACCAGCAGGGCACGCATGGCTTGAGCAGGTGTTTCGGCTACAAACTCAAACCGGTTTTTCCCGAGCAGTTCGCGCAGAGCGCCATAGACCTTAACGACTTTCATGCCTCAAGGCGCAGGCAGTGTTCTTCAAATAATACCCGCCGTAAACGTCCCTGCTAGACAGCCGTCCCTGTACATGATGCAAGACCTGCTGGTCACCTAGGTAAATCGCTGCGTGGTTTGGCACGGGTGACACCAGCTGCATCAACAACGCATCACCGCGTTGCAGTTCTGCAATAGGAATCCGCCGAAACCCCTCTTTTTCAAAGTTCTCTAGGTAGAGGTTTTCACCGTGCTCCCACCACTTGTCTCGACGTGGGTAGTCCCGCAGCTGAAGCCCAAACTCACGCTTATACCAGTCACGGCAAAGGCTGTAGCAGTCCACAACACCGTGTGAGAACTCACGTCCCACATACGGCAGTTCAAAGCCCTCAGGCTCGCAGTATCCCCAGTTTTCAGTGTTCGGATTGACGATGTGCCAAGGCAGACCGCTTTGCTCACAAGCAACACGATCAGCTGGTGAAGGATTGTGGTTGGTGGTTGGGTGACTGTGGATCACCGCAACGATTTCACCCTTGTCCTCCACGGCTGCATAGTCAGACGGATCAAGCACAAAATGCTCGTCCGGCGTGTCAGCCAAGTTCTTGCAAGGGAAGTAACGACGCTTGCCCTTAACTACAGCAACCAGACCGCAACATTCTTTGGGGCTTTCTTCTTTTGCATGAGACATAATCAGACTCATGACTGAAGGCGGCAGCGTCATCGGATTAAGCCTGCTCCAGGAAATGATCCAAACGGTAGTTGGCCATTCTCGCCAAACCGTTTTTTGCAACTACTAAGCCGTTTGCCACACGCATCCTGTGCCAACGTTGCAACACTATTGTTGTTCACGTCAAAATAGTTGCTGCCTGTGTAGCTGCACTCAGAACTGCGGTACTGCCATTGGCAGATGTTGGCCACGACTTGGCGGTTGGGCAGTTCCTTGTTTGACAGATCAAACTTGCTAGCCAGCTCGAAACTGACAACATCTCGCGATTCTGTGGACTTGCGATCAATGAACCACTCCTCAACAGGAAAGGTTGCGTAAGGATCAGCAGCAGACTCGCCGTCAAGAAACTTTTTCAGCGTTCTGATCCGCTTGACCTTTGCACCTGTCAGGTCGTTGCCTGGGGTTGTCAGGTTTACGCCCAGCAACAACGCTGTGACCGCTCCATCAAGGTTGGCAACTGACAAGGTTGGCCGGGGCAACGTGCCGCCGTTTGTGTACTCGAAACCCTCAGCCTGCACAGGCAGACGCACGTAATCATTACCGTTCCAAGCGATGTTGCCGGTTACATCAGCATTAGACCCTGCGTGCCAACGCAAAATGTCCGTACTGCCGTGCAGCGTATTGTCGTAGTGCAACTCAAACAGCTCAATAATTGCGTCTAAAGCAAGTCCTGACAGATCAGCGTAAACAGAGCTGATTGCTGTCCAAACAACAGTGTTGTCAGTGATTGTGCTGCCAATGTCTGTTGGCCAAGTTGGCTCTGAACTGCCTGACGTTCCGGCAGTCGTACATTCAAAAACCAGACCGCTGTTTTGTGATGCAGTGGCGCGTCGAACGTCACCAACAGCAAACGCGGTGCTAGCAGCCCAAGCGGTATAAGCCATTAGGGTTCAAAGACTTCGCGGAACGTTGCCTGAATACTGGCACGGTTTAAATAAGGAATCGACTTGCTCCAGTTTTCACAGACAAATTTAGAGCTGCTGCCTTCTCCTGGTGGCGTGAAGTCAAAGCTTGCATTGTCAGCAGCGCGGGCATCGAGAAACGTTTCGATGGTGTCAGCATCAGTCTCTGATACCTCAAAAGTCAAGCTGTAAATCTTGGGGTTCTGGTTAATGCCTAGGCTTGTGCGTTGTTCGTAGCCGTCCCCGAAGCGCACCGTCCGCACCACCGGAGAGCTGCGCTTTTGAAGCCCATAAGTTGGCGTGATCGAAGGGAAAGTAGCCATCAGGTTGCGAGAAGACCGCCAGGACGTTTTTGTTTGACCAGCTCAGCCTGCACTGCAGCGCCAAGCATCTTGCCAAGTTGTGCGGCTTGATCAGAATCGCCTTCGACAGACGATCCAGAAGCATCCACGTTCACCACAATGTTAGAGCTACCCATTGCGTTGTTTGGAACAATCGTTCCAGCGCGATCAGGCACAAA